CTACTTCAACTGTTAATAAAGCAAGTGAACTAGGTAGTGGAACAAAGACAGTGGCTAAAGATGCTGTTGATGGAACACTAAATGTAGCTAAAAAGGCTACTGATAAAACACTTGAAGTTGCAAGTAAGTTTACTTCAATTTTCAAGTAATATAAATGAGGGCAAATGGCAGGGCACAAAACTTCACGAGGAATGAAATCCGAAAACCACAAACGCTATTATAATGGGCATGAAATTAAACCCACTATGTTTGTAAACACTAACGGTAAACAGAAACTCTGTGGTACAGCTAATGACGAACTAATAGTCGATTCAGAAGGCAATCCTATTCCGTTCAGAAATATTAATTGCGATTAATTTTAATTATCTATTGAAGCTATCGGGTTGGGTAACATTGCCAGCAATCTCACGTCCGCGATTATCTACTAGTTCAAATTCTAGTAACATCTTGTCGCGGATATTTGTAATGTGAGCTTGTTCGAATGCTGATATGTGGATAAAAACATCTTTGCCGCCGTCATCGGGTGTTATAAACCCGTACCCCTTTTTAGCGTCAAACCATTTCAATGATCCGTTGATTCTACTCATATGTATAGTGTTCCTTGTTAGTAAAATGATTTTACTACAAATATTTATCAGTATAATGAGTTTTTAAGTGATTTAAACCGACGATAAATTTACTGCTGTAAGTCCTTTAGGACCTTCTTGAGTTTCAAATGTTATTGCTTGACCTTCAACTAGGTCATTCATACCTGCATCTCTTACTGCTGATGTATGTACAAAAATATCTTTACTTCCATCTTCTGGTGTAATGAATCCGTAACCTTTTACGCCATTAAACCATTTTACTTTTCCGTTACTCATAGTCTTTCTTTGTTTCCTTTTGTTTCATTTTAAATTACTACTAAAAACATAGCACAATATTATATTGTACTATGTTCGTTAAGTAGTCTGTTTATTTAGCTTATAGAGAGTTTTTTCGCTCTTGTATCTCTGCTCGTCTTGCCTTTGCCAATTTACCTAAGTTACCTAGAGCCTTACGTGCTCTAGCCGCCGAGGCTTTTACGTTTTTAGTTTCGAACGATTCAGACTCTTTTAAGTAAGCCTCATACGCCGCAACTATTTCATCATGATTTGCCATAAAAATTTCTCCTTGTGTATTAGTATGTACCGGTAATAATATTTGTTTATATGAAAAGTGGCTTTTAAACGTCTAAAATGGCTATTTACTTTGCCATTATATCTTTTTTGGTCTATAAATGTTTGTTACTGCGGTATTATGTTGTGGGCCTGGACCATAATAATATGAACCAACTCCACCTGCAACTCCCTTTGAGTTATAAGGACTTGGAGCCGTTCCTGCCCAGTTATGAGTAACTGATCCGCCTTCTGGATTATTATTTCTCAGTTCAGCCGCGATGGCACTACTACCTTGATTCCCTCCAACAAAGGACATTCGGCACTTACCAACATCATTAGAATAAACAAAACTTACGTGTGAGAAATCCCAATAAGCTATATCTCCACACTTGGCGTCTTTAAAGTCTTTTATTTCTGTCGATTCATAGTCAGCTGTTCTATGTATATGTTTTGCAGTAGCACTTTGAAGAAACTTATATCCTGCATTTTTTAAAACCCAATTAACAAAACCCATACACCATGGTTGTTGATCAGTTTCCCAAACCTCTGAACCGTTTAGTCCTCCAAGGGCATCCCATATCTTTAAAATCTTTGCATTCTGATATTGTTTCTCAGTGTCAGCAGTTCCGTCCGGTTGTTGAAAAACGTGTTTTCCACCAACTGCGCCAAAGTATGGAAGTTTCCTTGATTTACCCATATTAAAAACTTGGCCTTTTTCCAACCACTCTCCTTTTTTAGCTTCTAATAAAATTTGATCTAGTATACCATCAAATGGATGACATATATCTTCGTGTGTTTGTGCTTCTTCTATCTCTTGTGCTGGAGCAACTGATATCTCAGGAGTTGCAACGTGATCTGGTTTCATTTCCGCGGCTGATACAGGATCTATTGGTTCAGCTGGTTCACCTTCATCACTTTCATTTGTTGCAATAAATTTGTTAAGATGAATTACAGCTCTTTCAATTTCTGGTGCTGGAATCGGTACTGGCGGAGGTATATTTGGGTCGCCTGTGAATACGTTAGGTGATCCTTGGCTAGTTGCTGGATTGTCATGTGGCGGAACAACAATATCATCTGCATTAGCATTATCGGCAGTATGATTTACTGTAAGAATATTATGAGCATAAACTTCATTTGAGTGGGCTATTAACCCTCCGTTACCATGTGAGTTAGGATCGCCATTAACTGCTACTAGCAAGTTGTTAGCGAATACATTACTATTCCCTGCTGGGGTAGTCTCTGCGCCGCAGACACGACTATCTGTAATTCTATGTACTGGTATTGTCATACTAGTATTTATTAAGTAATAATACTGGCTTTTGGTGGCGTAATTATGGAAGTTGTTTGTTTAAGATAGCCTTCAGCAAACTCGTGTTTTGTTAAGGCAACTAACGTAATAGCATCGTGTTTAATAGTAAAAGATTTAGTTACATCAGCTGTAAATAGAAACTGCTGTAATCCTATCTTTTGTCCAGTTGCTACAAGGGTTAATGGCATATTAACTTTAATAGCTTTATCATCTTCAGCTTCAAGTTTGCCGACTAGTTCTTCACCAGACTTTAATTTGATAGTAACTACATCATCAATTTTATAAGTTTTTTCAATTAACATTATGTGTCGTTTCTTCCTAATTCACAGTCTTCGTAATATTGTTGGAGTTCTTTAAAGCCTCCTATATACTTACCATGTAAAATAATTTGTGGAGCAGATTTCGGTTGCGCCATTCCATTTAGTTCAAACTCTTCAAATAGTTTACCTACTGTTATATCTTTTCCTATTACTACTTCGTTATATGGAATTTGGGTTTTATCTAATAATGCTTTTGCTTGAACGCAATAAGGACAATTAGGTTTACTGTAAATTACAGAGTTTGTCATAATTTAAAATCTTTCAATGTATCTTCTTCGATGTCGTGTTTGATACCACCGATAATATAACTTTCTACTTCTGTTTCTTGCGGAGCCACTTGCATTCCTGAACTTGACAACCAATGTTGTGTCCAAGGTAGTGGATTTGTATTCAGTGGCCGATCAGAGAATAATGTTTCGTAGCCTAAGGCTTTTAGTCTACGGTTAGCAATATATTCAACGTAAGCGTGTAATAGGCTTTCGTTTAATCCAATAATAGATCCATCTTTAAATAGATAGTTAGTCCAAGCCTTTTCTTCTTCTACACAATTTTTCCACATTTCATAAACGTCAGCTTCACATTCTTTAGCAATCTTTTTCATTTCAGGATCATCTTCACCCTTCATCCAATGTTTAAGAACATGGCTTGTAAGATTTAAATGTGTTGCTTCGTCTCTAGCAATTAATGAAATAATCTTAGCAGAACCTTCCATCATTTTTAATTCACCAAATGCAAACGTACAAGCAAAAGATACATAAAAACGTAAACCTTCTAAGATATTAACATTCATCATTGCAAGAAACATTTTCTTTTTGACATCACGCATTGTACCTTTTTTATTATGAAAATACTTGTTAGCAACTGTAGTAAAATTATCATAATGTTTAGTAACTGTTTCTGCACGTTTTAAAATTTCTTTGTCATCTAAAATTGTATCTAATACTTCTGACGGATTTGCATATACATTTTTCATAATGTGTGTATAAGAACGTGAATGGATTGTTTCAAAAAAGTCCCAAGTAACAATACAACCTTCAAGTTCAGGTAATGATACATAAGGTAAGAAAGCTAACGCTGGTCCTCGACCTTGTACGCTATCCAATAGTGTTTGGTATTTTAAATTAGCAGTAAAGATATGTTTTTGTTCAGGTCTAAAATTTGCATAGTCTGAACGATCCTTTTGTAAACTTACTTCTTCAGGTCGCCAAAAGTAACCCAGCATTGTTTGATTAAGTTTATCAAACTCTGGAAATCTAAATACATCATATCTTTGTGTGTTTTGGTCTTTTCCAAAAAACATATTTTGTTTAGTGAAATCTACCTTGTCTTTATTAAATACTGTCTTTGTCATTATAATCTGTTAATTCATTATGTTGTGTTTATATAACACAACTTTCACAATCTTCTTCTTCTATCTTTTTTGGAGTCTCTGGTTCGTATGAGTTAGGTGTGCTTTCTGATGTTACTTCTACTTCTTCTGGAGTATCTGTTACGTCAACTTTCAGGTCGTATGTATTTTGATAATAAGATGTTTTCCACCCTAGCTTATACGTCATTAGCATATCTTGGATCATTACACTCATTGGTACTTCGTTGTTATCAAAGTGCGTTGGATTGTAACTCCAGTTACCACTAATAGCTTGATCAAAGAACTTCTGCATTATGGCAACAATATTAATGTAACCTTCGTTACTTGGCATATCCCATAATAGAGTATACTGATTTTTTAATAATTGATACTGCGGAACAATTTGCTTAAGAGGCCCTTTTTTTGATTTCTTAATGGACAAGTATCCGCGAGGTGGTTCGATTCCATTTGTTGCATTCGACACAATGGAACTGCTTTCTGATGGCATTTGTGCGGACAAAGTGGAATGCCGTAGGCCGTGCTTCTTAATATCTCTGCGTAAACTATCCCAATCATATTTTAATGTAATACTGCATACTTCATCAAGATCTTTTTTGTAATGATCGATGGGCAGTAGTCCTTCTGCGTATTTAGTACGGTCAAAGTATTCACACTGACCTTTTTCGATTGCTAACTTATTAGACGCAGACAATAGATAATATTGAAATGCTTCTGTTAATTCGTGTACTTTTGTTAATGCTTTTTTATCAGAATATTTTACTTGATTCTTTGCTAGGTAATGTGCTAATCCTATATAGCCAACACCTAAAGATCTACGTGCTTTCGTGCTTATTTCAGCCGCTTTTACAGGGTAGCGTTGATAGTCTATAATTTCATCTAATGATCTAACAGCTAATTCGCATAAGTTTTCTAGTTCTTCTAGTTGATTAATCTTTCCTACATTAATTGCAGATAATATGCATAATGCTATTTCACCATTAGGATCGTCAATGTGTTGTAATGGCTTTGTAGGTAATGTAATTTCTTGACATAGGTTACTCATATAAACAGTATCTTTAAAAGAACTGTGAGTATTACAATGATCAACATTCATTATATAAATGCGTCCTGTTTCTGCACGTTCTTTAATTAGAGATGAAAAAAGATTCATTGCAGGAATTTTATGTTTTCGAAGTGAAGTCTTTCTTTCATACTTTTCATAAAGTTCTTGAAATAAATCTTGGTCACTAAAAAATGCTTCATATAAGTCTGGTACTTCGTGTGGTGAAAATAATGTAATATTTTCTCCTTTAAGTAATCGTTCATACATTAGTTTATTAATTTGAATTGAATAATCTAATTTACGAACTCTATTATCTTCAGTTCCTTTGTTATTTTTTAATACTAAAATATCTTCAATTTCGTAATGCCAAATAGGGAAGTGCGTTGTAGCACTACCTCCACGTACTCCATTTTGAGTACAGCATCTTACAGTTGATTCGAATTTTTTTAGAAAAGGAATCACTCCTGTGTGTGCAACTTCGCCGCCCCGTATTTTAGAGTTAATTGCTCTTATTCTGCCTGCGTTGATTCCTATGCCGGCTCTTTGTGCAGTATATCTACCAATCGACATATCACTAGCGAAAATGCTATCAAGGGTATCGTCACTATCAACAAGGACACACGAAGCAAATTGCCGAACAGGTGTACGGACGCCGGCCATGACTGGCGTTGGGATATTGATTTTAAAAAGTGAGGTCGCATCATAGTATCTCCTTACGTAATTTAAACGATTCTTTTCTGGATACTCAGCAAATAAAGTTGCCGCTATCATCATGTACATAAATTGTGGAGACTCAAAAATTTCTCCATTACTTCTATCTTGACAAAGATACTTGTCTACAATTTGTCTTAAGCCTGCGTAAGTAAAATTTTCATCTCGAGAATGTTTAATATACTTGTCAAGTATTTTAATTTCATCAACAGAATATTTTTCCAGTATACTTTTATCGTATACTTTACGTTCAATATTTTTATTAATCATTTCTTGTAACGTAATTGGTTTAAAATGACCAAATGCTTCTTTATAAATTGGATAGAGTAATAATCTTGCCGCGGCGAATTGATAATTTGGTATGTCTAAGGTAATTAGATCGTTTGCTGACTTAATTAAAATTTCTTGAATTTCTGCTGTACTCATTCCATCGTAGAATTGTATGTTGGCGTTCATCTCAATTTGGGAAGCACTTACATTAGCAAGGTTTTCTACTGCTTCTTCTACTACAAAATGAATTTTATTAATATTTAATGGTACTAGTCTGCCGTCTCTTTTCCGTATGTGTATACCGACGCCGTTTGACATTATGAATTTACTCCTTGTTACGCTTACGTTTAATTATTTGTAAATGATATTGTATTTATTGTAACCGTGGCATCTTGTAAATTCGTTGTGAAATAATTGTAGTGGGTAAGTCGCTATTTTGAACAACCCCGTCATAATTATAGCACAATATTTTATCGTCGACGTATAATGGGTATAATAATTCTTCATTTACATTGTCTATACTGATATGTATCTCAAATTTACAATCTTTAAACTTATCGGTTAACTGTAGCGTGTAACAACTTGCGAGTGTTAATGTAAAATCACAGTACTTATTAACGTCCAATAGCTCCCATGGTGTAGGCCAACTAGTTTGATCCCATGGGTTAGTACTTAATTTACACCGTTTCTTGGTGTTGTAATAGTTAATTACATCTTTGAAAGGATTACTACTTATTTCAAGCCTGGATCTAACTGCTTTCCAGTGCTTTAACTTAATATCATAATCTTCATATAACACTATGACTTATACTTTACCTTAAATAAAAGTGTACCTGTATCAGCACTAGTTAAGTTTTGCATCTCAATGACTATTGTGTCAACTAGTGTGTCGCCACTTTCATCAGTAACAACTGCTCTAAAGCTGATATTGGGTTCATAAAGTGAACTACCTATATACGAGTGATCATCAGTTAAGATAGCTGTACCTAATGATCTGTTAATTAAAATTTCTAATGTTCCTTGTCTAATAGCATCTACCTGTGATGAACGATAAAGGTAATCAATATATACTGTTCGATCGGTATCACCTGGTGCTTTTAGTACTCTAACATATGATGTTTGTTGAACAACATTAAATCTGTAAGAAAATTCCATGTCATAAATTGCAGGCCCTTTAACTTCAGGAATATATGGGTGAGTTATTAATGATTGATCAAATGCTAACTGCTGTGTTCTGCTAAAGAAGTCACCTGCTGAAACATTACTTAAGGCCGTACCTTCAGAAAATTCAATTACTGCATAAAGAGCCGCGGCTTCTGTACCACCATCGTTACCTACATCAACATAAACGTTATTATCACTAGTATTATAATTACCTGTGTGTATCCAAATAGCACTTCTATCAATATCTTGGAATTTGCTATTTTGAATAACGTTATGTATTGGACCATCAGCCATCCCTGGGTTGTTTATTACTGTATTTTCACCAAGCACAAATCCATATCCTAATGTTTCAAATATACATTTGTCCCATAAGTTATTTTCTATATCATAATCAGATTCAACAGCTCTTGCAAATCCTTGAATTTGTACATTCCTAAACGTATTTCTTATTGTATTAACTGCCGTACTTAAACATGACATTCTAATACCTATTTGATCAGCAAGGTGAGTTGCACCGCTTGTCCATATACCTGTAATAAGTATGTCTTCAAAAATACTTTCACGACAACTTTGTAATTTTAATCCTACATTAGTAGAATTATGTTTTAAAGTCATTCCTTTAAGATGAATACGTCTTGCTTGGTTTAATGTTGTGCTTGTAGCATCTAATGCCGGTGATCCTGGAGTACTTGCACTATTAACAGTTTCAAAGATTGGAGCATTTGCTGTTTGTGTTATAATAACTTTATCTGCACCAGCACCAATAATACTTGCGTGTGGTGGAATTTTAATACTATCTGAAAGTGTATAATCGCCAGCATCTATTGAAAGCACTACTCTACTAGCTGTACTTCCTTTTGTTGCTGTATTAATATATAATTGGTCAATAGCTTGTTGTAATTTTGTAGTACAATCAAGACCGTCACCTATAACTCCAAAGCTCTTAACATTAACTTTTTCGTCTAGTCTATCTTGTAAAGTTCTAGAAACAGGTGTTGTAGCTGTAGTACCTGTTAACATTGTTGTATCGTTTTTTAGATACGTATATTGATCAGCAAACGTAAACAAATTATCGTGTTCTGTCAATACTTTAGAATTACCTACTGCTGGAGACCCTTCAGATACTGACCCATTACCTATGTAAAGTTCACGAGTATCCACTGCCCAGCCTAGTTCACCACCAGCTAATTGTGGTACACCAGAACCAGTAAGCTTCTGTCCGCGTCTAATTTGTATTCGGCTAATCTGTACTATTGCCACGTTTCAACTCCTTGTTTTATATATTTATGCGAAACGGTCGTAGTACTGGTACACCCTATCCCACCATTTAGACTCCCAATGCTTAAATGTGTCAGGATAAATGTCAAATTGCTGATATGTAAGGTCTCTGCAACACATAAAGACGTGTCCTTCTTGTATTTTAGTACCATATAATTCGTTATGTGCCAATGCGTAGGCTACTAATTGCATTTTATAATCATCAACCCACTCTTCTTTTTTAGGCTTGTTAGACTGTTTAAAGTCCATGATGCATTGTCCACCTTTAAAGACGCCTAAGAGGTCTGTAGTGCCTGCATATATCTTAGGATGGTATAATGATACTTCACTACCCCATATTTCGCTCACAAATGATAATGCTTCTTCTCTTATTACTTTTGCCATATCATTTGCTTGTTGACTAAAAGGGTTTGAGCCTGCGTCAGGCCAAGAGCCTGTATCTATATAATCTTCTAGAAACTTGTGCATACGTGTACCAACACTTGCGGCTTCAGTTGTAATTTCGTTTGCTTTTTGTTCACCTACTCTTTTACGCCATTCGTTAAGAGCAGTTTGATCCTTTGTTTTACTTAATATAGTTGTAACACTAGCAACATTATTGCCATCAGGACAAGCGTATAAACGTTTACCGTCTACAGACTCTTTTTTAAGACTTTCATAATCAAATTTCTGTTTAATCAATTTTCGGCTCCATTGTAATATACTCAAATTTGAAGTTAACCACAAAGCACCTTCTTGGTGCTCTACAAGGGTATGTTCCGTGAAATACTTTTCCGTCCATTATAATAACTTTGCCTGGATAAGGATTAAAATGTGAACACATTTGGTTACCATCAGTCTGTGGCATTAATGTATAGGTACAACCATCTGTTGGTTGTCTTCTTTGTTCCTCTGTTATTGTATCAAAAAACATTATCATACTAATTAAATTAGACTGTTGAGTGTGATTATGTATTGCTTGATAGCCTCCATCTTTATATTCAATTGCCCATGCTTCATAAGGCTTTATGTTAATACTATAATTCAAATGTTGTTTTAGTTTTTTGTCTATCCAACCTGTTATATCTAGTTTGAAATTTGGATCAATGCTATATTGTACACGATCAGGATACTCAGACCTTTGAAAGGCGTCGGTAAACACACGTAAATATTCTTTCCAATCAGGATGTTCAGTTTCTATAATAAATTGATTAGTATCTGTATTGTAATAATTATCACAAGTATAGTTTTGATTATCCTTAAGGAATGTTTTCCATTCTGTATTATTTAACTGTGACATTATCTTCCGACTTATCAGCCCATCTATCGTCCCAACCTTCGTCAGGGGTCATGTAGGTAAAATCAAAATCAATAATTACACTTCTTCTAGGAGCCTTAGTTGGGTATACTCCATGGAATACTCTACCATCAAATATAATACATTGTCCTGGGTTAGGTGCAAAGTTATTAACAATCATTTCGTTACCACCACCTGGCATTATTGAATACAACATACCGTATTGTCCAACTATTCTATTATTGCCATCACTTCCAATTATAACATCAGAGTCTTTTGATTGTGACCATAATGGAGGTTGTGTATCTAAATGTACAACCATACTAATTAATGTTGGACCATGGCAATGTAAATGTTGATACCCTCCGTCTTCATATAATATAGCCCATGATTGATTTACTTTTATATCTTTAACTGGTATGTGTTTTTCTATGCATAACTGGTTGAACCATTCATCTATTTTATATTTTTTTACTTGTTCAGTTGTATCAAATTGCCAACCATTAAATATTGTTTTGTAAGAACTTTGATCAGGACCTTTGTCTACAAATAGTTCTTCTAATTTTTTCCAATCAGGATAGTATGTTTCTGCTATCCAAAGGTTCATTGAAGATTGTAGTTGAAAGTGTGGCACAATTAATCCTTTTTATTAAATCTAGAATTAGGATTGTCTTTTGATGTAGGTGGTTCTGTTGTAGGTTGCCTAGGAGTTATGTTAAATGGACTACTTAAATCCACGCCTCCCCATGCATCGTTAGACATATAAGGATCTACTTGTGAATTAATATCTTCTTCACCATGCACTACTTTTACTTCTGGAATGTAATGCATAAGTGTACGTTCAACACCCATCTTTAAAGTTTGCATTGACATAGCACATCCTGAACAAGCACCAGACATAAAAATAGTTGCTATACCATTAGCATGATCCCACTCCTTTAAACTTATTTCGCCTCCATGCATCGCAACACTTGGTTGTAGTTTGTCTTCTATAATAGTTGCTATTGCAACTTCAATTTCTGCCGCTGTTTTTTCATCTGTCATTTTATTTTCGGAATTACTGCTTTGTCCGTCCTTTCTGTTGTATGAATTTCGTTTTCGTGTAACATTCTACTTTTTATTACTGCTCCGAAATTGATTGTGAATACTATTCTTTCTTCGTCTGTTTTACTTGGTTGTGTTTTATGATTAATCCATCCTGGAAATAAAAGCACGTCGTTTGTATTTACTGAAATTTCTCGCCAGTAGTCATGAATGTTACTATGCTTATCTTCTCTTGAATATGCTACCCATTTATCACGCAGTAAAGATTCAAACATAATATTACCACCATCCTGCGGTTGTTTAACATAAATTGATACTACAACAGACCCAGGACCATGTTCATGTGGTTTTGTATAACCTCCCCTAGTATGTAGGTTAGCCCAACTTTTAGAAATAAAATATGAGTCGTATGCAACGGCCCATTCATTTAATGCAATTTCTATTTTAGGATGGAGCCATTGTAAAAAAGGAACCATTGAAGGCCAAAAGTGCGGATTGTCGTTATTTCCTGCTGTAGTAATACCACCACCATCTTCTGAAACACCAGGACCTCCGTGAAGTTTTATATGTTCCTTAAACTTATCAAGGTTAAACCCAGGCTCATAATTATATTTAAACACTAGTGTTGGTGTAATTTTTATTTCATTCATTGTACAAAATAATTTAGTGTAAACACTAACCTTTCTTCAATAGAATTATTAGCTTGTGCTCTATGCGATAGCCAACCAGGAAAAATAAGAACATCGTTTGTTTCAATAGCCACTTCACTATAGTAGTCATGCATATTTCCGGGTTTATCTTTTCTCATATAGGAAATCCACTCACGACGAGTAAAGTTTTCAAATTCAACATTCCCACCATTCTTAGGTTGTTTAATATAAATTGATACAACTAAATGAGTAGAGCCGTGATCATGTGTTTTAGTATAACCACCTATTAGATGACTGTTAACCCAACTTTTAGTAATAAAGTATTGAGTCCAATTAAGTTGCCATTCATTTAATGCAAGTTCAACTTTTGGTCTAAGCCAATTTAAAAAAGGTACTAAAAATTCTTGCTCGTGAAGGTTTTCGCCCATACCTGCTGTAGTTAATCCACCTTCACCTTCATAGTTGCCTTGAATTCCAATTCTTTTTAATTGATCTTTAAAAGGATTTAAATCAAAACCTTGCTCATAATTGTATTTCCACATCAAAGTGGGAAGGAATTTATACTCATTCATAACAATAGTATATAACAGTTTTTAAGTTAAGTCAAGTAATTACTGAGCTTTAGCAGTGGCACGTTTTGCCATTTGGTCTACTGTGTCAGTGCCGGAATCGGTTTGGACTTGTGCGTCTGAAGGTGCTTCAACTTTTGTTGCTAGTGTTACACCTTTATCATCAAAGTTTTTAATGTATGCTTGAAGGTCTGGATTAGCATCATAAACTACTTTGAATCCGTCGTAATCAAATTGTGGTTTATCAACGTTACTTAATATTTTATTGAGTGCTTGAAAAGAAAGATAGGCAGGCTGATTTTTATTGTCAGCACCGCCTATCATATTTCTAAAAATTGATATTAATTCTGTCTTAAGGGTTGTCCCTTCTAAGACTTTTTTTTTGAAGTACTCTCCGTACTTAAAATGTTTCCTAGCCTACGTGATCGTTCTACGCTTTCTCTTTTTTCTCTGTCTGCAACTTCTTCTCCGCCTGTAGCAGGTTCACTTGCGCCAAATTCATCATCTACTGGAGCTTCAACACCTGGTTCGCCTTCTGCATCGACAGGCTCCATTGCTGGATCCTCTACCGGAACATCACCTTCTGCTCCTGGCATTGTTTCTGGTCCACCTTCGCCTGTTATGATGGCTACGCCACCTGTAAGTGCTTCACGTGTTCCTTCGAAAGTTGTATATAATTGTTCTAATGCTGGTTTTACAGTACCAATGAATTGTTCACTCATTTCACTGCCTAGTTCGTCACGAATCGCGTCGCCTAATTCTAGCATTGATTCTGTTTGCATTTCTGCTGTGTCTTCCATCCAGCCTGTAATTCTATCAACCATGTCCTTTGCGGCCATTACTAGTTGAGCTGATTCTTCTGCGCCTTCTTTAACTGGTTCTTTTTTCTGTGCTTGGAATTCTTTTGACATTTTAGTATATTCGTTACCTTTAAGTTCTCTTATACCTTTGCCTTTTTTGTCTTTAAGCCATGATGTAAATTCTGTTTCTGGGTCTTTGTCAGCTTCAGTAACCCATTCGTCTCTCTCAGCAATTTCTTTATTGATTGTGTCAAGGAATAATTTACCTTTTTGGTAAGCGTCACTATTATGAACAGTTTCAAAACTCTCATTAGTTTCAACATCTGCTAATTGAGTTCTAAGCCTGTTTCGTGCGTCCTCAAGTTGCGATAGAGTAAAACTTTCTAATTGTAACTTTTGCCCGAAGTTTTTACCAAGACTTTCATTCAACGCATTTGCTGTTAATGGTTTTGATAGTTCATGTATTTTCATATCTTGTATTCCTATCCTAAGTGTTATAGTTATTTATCATCAATCGTCAAAGATATAGTCGTCAAGCTGGCACGTATAATACCATGTTTTGTCTTTTGCTATATCAAATAGTATTAAAGCAGAGTCTTGTCTAACAGGATCTGACGTTTTTTCAATGGTATTTTTGGCATATAAGCTATCCATATAGTACTTTCCTAGCTTTGTATCTAATTCTAGTATTGTATGTAGGTCATCTTGCTTATTTTTAGATACGCAACGAGCATAAGCAATTGCGCCTCTTTTGCTAAATGTATCAGCTATACGTTTACTATCTTTAACATTAAATATTAAATATCCATGTTTAGTACGTCTAATTACAGTATTCTTAATGCGTATGCTGTTACCTTTAGCATAGGGAATAAAGACATCCTGAAGTCCGGATTCCATAATTGCGTCTAATTCTTTTGCTAGTTTAGAAATCTTCATTAGCAACTACCAACGTCAGATTGTTATTGCGTACTTTACTTACCAGTGCTTTTCGGATAAGTCCCTCAATAACGAATTGTTCTCTTTCGGGAAAAGAATGTAAGGGTAATGGATTGTCTAGCTTTTTAAGAACTCTAGCTTCTTCATTACTCATTGCTATTGTAAATTCACCTACGAGGTCATTTATTTTCATTATACTACCTGTCCTGCTGGATTGCCGCCTGCGTCAGCGTCACTGCCAGCTACTTTATCTGCTTTAGCTTTTACTATAGCATCTAATTCATCCTTTTTATAAATGAACCCTTGTGGTTCACCTGTTTTAGGATTTGGGTTTTTTAATGTAACTTCGTCTCCGTCGACGTCTACAATATCAAATTCTTCTTCTTTTCCACCTTGCGTTGGAACTGCTAATTGTGATCCTTTTTTAAGGATTGCTGAGGCTACTTTATCTTGTCCTTTTTGTATTGCCGTGGCCGCCCCTTTTGCCACTTTGGCTCCTACTTGTTGAGCTTTATTTGTATCTTTTCCCATGGCCGCCGCCGCTCCTGCACCTTGTGCCGCCGCTCCGCCCATGGCTTGACCTACTCTGCCGACTGCATTTCCAATTGCTGGAACAATTTCTACAATCTTTGCTTCGTCTATAGGTTTTTTAAATTCGTAAGCTCTCATAATAGTATTTACTCTATTTAATTTTCTTTCTTGTCGGTTTTCTTCTTTTTGCACTTGGCCCACCTTTAGTAATCTTACGTGCTACTCTTTTATGTGGTGGCGTATAACCTTTTGGCTTATTAATAGATTTTCTACGTGATTTTGCTTTACCATATCGTTTTTGTGATAATGGTTTGTTTAATTTTGCAATACGTTTTGAAGTTGCTCCAGTTCGTTTACGTCTACTAGATTTTATTTGTAGAACAGATGATCTTGCTCGTCTGGCTTTCTTCATTGTAATCATACTGCTAATTTTCTTAGCCGCATTACAAGTAGCCGGTTTTGCTACAATACGTCCTTTTCTAGTGCCTGACGTACATCTATATTTCCTAACAACTTTACCTTTAGATCTTCCAAAGATAGGAATAATACCTTCAGTAATAATTTCAGCAATTTTCATTACTTTTTAGCCTTCTTTGGTTTACCAGGTTTAAAACTCTTAACCTTCTTTGGCATAGTTCTTTTTGGTTTAAATGCTCTAAAACTCTTTGGCTTACGTGTTCCTGATGGCTTCCCAGCTTTGTTTAATGCTTGTACTCGTTTAGATGCTGGGTTTGAACGCATTGTTTTCGCTCGTCTACGCATCATTTTAGCGCCGACTCTTGCTCTAGTACGCTTCATTGTAATTCTAGCTTTCATATTAGGTGAAGCAAAGCATTGTGCGATCTTCTTTACAATTCTTCCTTTGCGGCGACCAACAGTACAGCGGAACTTTCGCACCACTTTTTGTCCGGATCTGCCCCAGATTTGCTTCTCGTCTAGATGATTATAGATTTCACGTAACAGCATACGTGTATTTATGTGAATGTAAGATGGATTAGTTAAAATTCATGAGCACAACAACAAGCGTGGAAAGTAAGCCGGCAATTATAGTGCCTGTGGCACCAATAATTACCTTCATCATCGATTTGTTGCCGTGTATAATATCAGTGTGGATATGTTCGACTTTTTCTTCAATTGTAGTTAATCTGCGTTCTAGATTCTCATAGCGTTGGTGGCATAGAGCCACATGAGCTTCTAGATTATCTTTTTCTACGTCTGCTTTTACTATGGCACTTTTCGCCATCTTTATCTCTCCATTCCGTTGTTATCGTGGAAGGGGCCTGTTTTATAATCGCCTGATGTTCTATATTATGTGCCTGGTAAACAGTTAAGAATCTAACAACTTATTCTGTTCACGTTAATATTTATCATTGTGCCAGCTCTTCTTTATCTACTAACTTAAACACAATATTTTGTGCCGTTCCGTTAGTGCGAAAAGCATCACTGTTATTTATTGTAGACTCGTTTAAGTTGTTTATAACTGGAATAAGATCAAAATCATCAGTTAACAGTGATGGAGTTAATGCACCATCACGTTCACTATCAAATTTAAATGTCCAAACATTATGTTCTTCTGCTGGATCATGGTCACTACCAAACTCCCCATTTTCTAAAGTTCGTTTTTCTACAGTAGGCCCTCCATTAAAAAGTGGATTTATTCGCATACTTAATACTTGAAAGAATGTATTCCAATTAGCCTGCTGATTAATTAATAATCTATCATGGCTTCTAAATTTGTTCTGTCCAGTTTGCGTGATATCGACAAGTGTTTTAATTTCTAATGATTCCATAGTTAATTATACTTATCGGTCATAAAAAAAGGGTCCAGTAAAAACTGAACCCTTTTTCGTAGTGTGTTAATAGTGTAGTGTAATTAAGTAATTACGCCGCTACTATAAATTGTCCACCAGCAGTTGCCGTTGCCGCACTAAAATCGATAGATCCAGTTGAACCAACGTCATCACCAAGGTGACGTACTGCACGTTGTAGTGCCGCCGCGTCCCATTGTGATCCGTCAACTACAACGTTTACTAATCCTGCTGTACCTTCTGAATTGTACGCTAGTGGGTTGATTGCTTGTGCTAATGCTTCTAAGGCTTTACCAATTCCGCCTTCACTTGCCATACTTGCCTGACAAGCGATTACGTAAAAACCTAGATTTGCTGTTGAATATAAGGTCTCGTGTGCGTGACCTATTCCTGTTGTTCTTGCTACTCCAGCCATTTTATTTCTCCTATGTTCTCTAATGACCCTGACATACGTTTCTCTTGTATGTTAGTTAATAGTATTTAGTCAATTGGGGGATTTTTGGCTACTTTTTGCTCTGTAATGCTCTTTTTTGGAGTGCTCTGAGCATTGTGATGTATCCTGGACCGGCTTTTACTATGTCATCAAGCATTTTAACAGCCGGTAGGTAGGCTTGAATGAAAGGGGATGGAACACTTTTGCCTTGCTTTGCCATGTCTAAAAACTTTTTAGTACCAACTAAATTACGAGGACCAACAATGTATCTATAAAACATTAATTCTCTATTAGTTGTTGGAACCATATCAGGTGTACTAATACTTGGTTCGTTATCTTTAACCTTACTTGTTTCTAAATCTCTCTGTGAGGCTAACTGTTCTAATGCAGGAATTAAATCACTATTTCGTAGTTTAGCTCTAGCGGCCAGTAATAATTTAGTTACAACTTTCTTTTTATCAAGTGTACTAATGCTGTTAAGATTAACAACATGGCGTCTAATTGCTTTGTAGTCTGAGTTACCAATACGTAGAGCACCCTCTATGTTAAGAAATAATTCTGAATTAGAGCCATTAAAGCCACTTGACACTTGATGTAAGTAACCATTAAGTCTCATAAGAGGTAACGTTGTACGCTGACGAAGTTGCAAAGCCGCCGCCGGATCTTTTAACTTGTTCATTGCTTGTTCGTCACCAGTAACAAAATATATTAAGTTATATAAGTCTGTTGCGTGTATACGGAAGTGACCATAGTTTTGGTTACTTACTGTATTTCTTGCATAGCCATTTGCTATTGGTTTAAATGATGGGAACCTTCTTAATACTTCTAAAACTAATAGAGACAGATAGAGGCGCTCACAACAATCAGTATACGTTAACTGACGTTGGTCACTTGAATTGCGAGTCATTCTCGCTTCATGAATTTCGTCTAAAAACTCTAGTTCCATAACACTTACTTCATATATTTGTCAGCAAAGATATTAATCATATCTCGCGGATCTTTAACTGCTAAAAATGGTGCGAGTCCATCTGATCGTTGAATAGATTTAGTAAACTCAACACGTACAGCAGGTTTAACTTTATCAGTAGTAGCCATCATTCTTAATGTTTTAGCTTGTGGTACTGTAACTTTAAACTTTTTGTCATCGTCTGTTACTACGGTATCTCGTTCAACTGGATTACCTTGCGAGTCTAATATTTTACCTAGTTGGTCAAATATAGTATCGTTTTTAAATCCAGGACCAATACCTCCGTCATCAGCGTCAGCAGGATCAACATCTCTTTTTTGCATAAAGTCAATTTCGCCTGGATCAAAGTCCCCGGTTTCTTTAACAAATTCTTTTGCTCTCATAGTTTTTCCTTCACGTTTAATTGCTCTATTAGCCGCACTAAAATTACCGCGGTTAACTAATTTCATATCACCACCTGGATGAGATAATACATATCCCTCTCCACCTGGTTTGTCACCTATTGTTGCTTGTACATCAGCAGGTTGTTGTTCTAGTTGTTGTACAATATCGTCTTTAACTTTCATAATGCCTGAAACAGTTTGCCATAAAGCATTAACGCCTTGCATATTTGCCTGAAGGTATTCAATAATTTTACCTTGTTTAATTCTACTAACTTTACTTCCACTTAACCATTGTACGAAGTCTTTTCCTAAATTGGTTAAACAATTGTCATCAACACATCTATTTGTATATGTGTATAATATATTAGGAAAGTCACTAACTTTCATGTTACGTAATGTTTCTTGGTTTAATAGAGCATCAATAGCCGCTCCGTTCTTATTAACAATCGCATTTAAATTTTTAATACCAGCACTATCTATCTGTGGAGGGTCTTGTGTAGTTACTGGTGGTAGCACTAACACTTCATTACCTTCAAAAATATCTGCATTTTGTAATGGCCCTTCAGTACCAGCATCGTCTACAACTCTATGAATAACTATTCCTGTTTTACTTCTTCCTACTCGTTTACCTAAGTCGCTGTCTGCTTGTACTTTATACTGTACGGTATTTGGTTTAAAAGTATATGCACCATCAATTAGCTTTGGCTTATTAAAATATAGTAAGTCTCCTTTAAAGTATCCTCTGTGTTTTTTAGGTACAGCTTTTTCATACTCGTCGTATACATCTTTCATGTTACCTGCAAATGCTTTATAACT